TGGAGCGCACAAAAATGTTGATGAGTCAGCGCCAGGACGCGCATACGGCGGTGAGCAATGTGACGGGGCTGATGCGGCATCTCCAGGAGATGCGGGAACAACTGGACCGGCTGGAAGCTGAGGAACGGGAAGAGGATGAGGGCGGTGAGTGATGGCGTGGGATATCAAGGATTGGCTGTCATCGCTTCTCGGGCCACGGGAGGCGGAAGCGGAGGTGCTGACAACGCCGTCCGGGCAGCAGATGATGCAGGGCTTACAGGCGCAGCCGTCGGGCGACTATCTGCTGGATATGTATAAGCGCATCCTGGATCGGGCGCAGGCGGTGCCGCAGACGGTGAGCGTGCTACCGGACCCGCAACTCATGGCACGGGAGCAGGCGGTTGGATCGTTTGATCCTGAGGCCAATGTGATTCGGTATCAGACGGGGAAAGCGCCAGCTAGTACCTGGAATACACTAGGACATGAGCTTCTGCACTTCCTCAATCAGCAGACCGCGCAGGTCCCGGTGGAGACGCAGCATGCGCTCATGGATCGGATGTTAGGGGCGGCGCGTGAGGTGCATCCTGCGGTGTACCAGAACTATCAGCCGGAGCCGCTCACGCCGGTGGAGCATTACGTGCTGCGGCAATGGCTGACGGGAGAGAGGGATTATCCTGGCCGGTAAGGGGGAGGGGGCTTGATGGCGTGGGATGTGACCGACTGGCTGTCGTCACTTATAGGGCCGCGGGAGGCGGAAGCCAAAGTCGTTGGCGATCCGCAGGCGGTGGGGATTATTGACCGCATGGCCAAGAATCCTAGTCCAGAGTATTTGGCGCAGCAGTACCGGCGGATAGCGCAACGGGCGCAAGCGGCCCCAACGACAGTACAAGTGTGGCCCAATACGGGGGACTTGCCGAGTGGCGTGGCTGGCATGTATGAACCCGCTACGCAGCAGATTACCTATGATCCGAGTCTAGGGGCGCTCAATTTACGGGGCACACTGTCGCATGAACTGCTGCACTTTCTCAACCAGCAGAGTGCGCAGCCGTTGCCAGATGAGGCCCAGCAGCATGCCGTGATGGAGACGCAGCTTGGCGGGTATGGCTATGCGCCGTATCAGGAGCGGCAAGGGGCGACGCCGCCTGTAGGGACGCCGTTGTCGCATGTGGAAACGTTCGAGAACTGGCTTACGCCGAAGTATTATGAAACGGGGCAGGAGCCGCTGTCTGTGACTCTGCCGCCGGTGCGCACGATGACGACCGGGCTTGGAGGGCCGGGTGATGTTCCACGGGTATCGCCGAGTCAGTATTGGCGGCCAGGGGGCTGGAGGCGCTAGCGGTGAAGGATGATCGTTGGCAGAGTCGGCACAACCGGACCTGTTTTATCTGCGGTGCGCCGGTCTCGCGGGTGGCGTATACGGGTATGGTCTATGCCCATTTGGGGATTCTTGTGCATCTCAATGGGACGTGTAACGAGGTGGTCAATCAGGAATTGCGGGTGTTTGATCGTTCGCCGCGTGGTCGGTGGCGTCCTGCGAAAGAGGTGCTGGCCCGGCTGCGTGAGCACAAGGCAGCCCAGGGGGTGTGCCCCGATGCCTAATGGCACCAGCGCGGTAGAAGCCAAAGCGTTGCGGCAACAATTGCGGGAGCAGCTTGAGGCGGGTATCCGGCAGGTGGAGGACGTGCTGCAGCGCTACCGGGAACTGTACCCGAACTTTGACCAGTTGACGTCCTCTGCCCCTCAAGAAGAGGCAGAATTCCCCTATCCGCTCAAGCAGACATCCCCCTAGGAGGTTGGTGGTGCTGACTGAGGCAGACTTGGTGCAGCTCATGACGTCATCCTGGCCAGAGGTGCTGGAGGTGCTGGAGCGCGAGAGTGAAGATACGGTGGAATGCGGACGGTATCTCTGCGAGACTTGCTGGGACGAGATGACGGAGGGCGTCGTCGTGGTCGCGGGGCAGCAGCAGGCACAGTGTGCGGTGTGTCGGCGAGCGTGACCTATGCAGGCAGTCCCCTTGGAGGGAACTTTATGGCGAAGACGAAAACGAATCCAGCGACAGGCCGCAAGATCAAGGCGGCGAAGGAATCGGAGGGCAAGCTGACCACGGCGGGGCGGACGGCTCTCCAGAAAGGCCAGTTTGCCTTGCCACCAACGGCGGAAGAGAAACGCCGGGGACAGAAAGGCTCCTATCCGATTCCAGACAAGGCGCATGCCAGGAATGCACTGGCGCGAGTGGCGCAACACGGCACGCCAGCAGAGCAGGCAGCGGTGAAGCGCAAGGTGCACGCGAAGTATCCAGGGGTTGATGTAGGTGGCAGCAAGAAGAGGAAAAAGTAATGGCACGCAACGGCAGCAACGGTGATTTGACTCGTGCGATTGGCTCCAAAGCCATTGAAACTGAACGGATGGCCCACAAGATGCTAGAGCGCAACGGTAATGGTAACAGTAACGGCAACGGAAACAGGAACGGCCAGGGCAATGGCTATGGTGACAGGAACGGCAATGGTAATGGCTATGGGCACGGCGAGGGCAACACGACGTATGGCGCTAGTACGTTTGGGGTGGCAGGACGTAATGGCCGTGATAATATGACCTTGAAAGAATTAGTCGCGATGCCGAAGGGCGAGCGGAAGTAAAAGGGCCAGCCACTGGGGCCAGCCCTTCTGGTAACTAACCATGTTTGAGAGGACCAAACACAATGAGTCACCATAGGCGGTATCATAGGCAGGGTAGTGCACCAAAGCAAGAGACACTTTTCACGAATCCAGGGCAGGCGAAGACCGTGGCCGATCAACCGACAACCAAAGCGATCATTGTCCATCAGCTTGAAGCACTCCCCGTGGGACAGCGGGTGAGAGATGGCTACATCAATGGCACGGCCATGTGTAAAGCGGTGGGGAAGGAATGGAGTCATTATCGAGAGAATCGGGAGACAGACGAGTTTCTTGAGGAGCTTGCAAGGTCCCTCGGAATTCCGAGGGACCTCTTAACTGATTCTATCACAAAGGGTCCCAACCATGAGCGCGGCACATGGGTGCATCCCCTGGTTGCGGTCAATTTGGCGCAGTGGTGTTCCGGGAAGGTTGCCGTACAAGTCAGTAAGTGGGTTGCGCAGTGGCTCACGACTGGTGAGAATCCGTTACAGAAAATGCCTATGTTGAGTGTGTATGACAACCCGTTACTGCAAAAAGCGGTTTCGACCAGTTATCATGGCTTTCTGAGTCGGACCCATGGCAATTATGCCTATAAGAATGCGGAACTCTGTCGTGTGCATTCCGATTGGCATTGGAATCCTTCCGACTATGTTCTCTGGGCCAAGGTGCAACAGTGGCCCTCGAAAGATCGGAGTAGCGGCTTAGCCGTGTTGCGCGTGAAGGAACCGCCATCGGCGGGGGCGATTACGGCGGAGAAGTGGGCGGTGATGAGTGGAGCCAAGCAGGAAGCGGCCAGGCAAATTGCCCACAAGGCGAAAGAAGTCTTTCAACTCTGCCTTGAAGCAGGGATTTCTTGTCAGGAGATGCAAACGCTTCCTGAATAACGTGCTATACTGCATAACCCAAATGTGCATATTCGCGCTTCCGTGTGACTGATCCCCACATGGAAGCTTTCAGCTATGGCAGCAACTGGAGCTCCAGCCAGTTGCTGCCTTTTTTTGTGGCTGATGGCCTGGAAGCGCGAATAAATAGAGCGGCTGCCCGGCTCGAACAGGGCTGAGTGTTGAGGAGTACGTACGATGGCAGGACCGATATTTGCTAGTGGTGCGGTGCTGAATGCGGACGGCACGATTACGCCGGTGGTGGACGCGAAGAGCCCACGGTTTACGGCAGAAACGACCCCATCTGCACCTACCGTATCACCGCCCCCTGCGGAGCCCGCAGCGGGAGATGACGATGACATCCCGGTGCCTGTGGAGCCCACAGAGCCGGGAGGCGGCGAGGGCGCGGAGCCTGAGGAACCTGCGGAGCCCGCAGTGCCCCCAGCGCCGACGCCTCAGGATTTGGGCCAACATCCGGGCGAGTCGAACCGCAGGTTTCGCGCCCGGCTGTGGGAAGAGAATCAAAACTATCAGCGCCGGCATACGGAATTGCTGGCGCGGGACACGGAACGGGAACAGCGTTTGGCGTTTCTGGAGGGGCAGTTAGCCGTCTTGCAGCGGGCATCTGTGGAGCCACAGGGGCAGCCGCAGGGGCAGGGACCGGCCGTCCCTCCGGGGATGCGCCCCCGGCCGCAGCCGCAGCAATACGGCGATTATCAGCAGTATGAAGATGATCTGCTCAACTGGCGCGATGAAGTAAGGGCCGCGGAGACCGCGGCGCACCAGCGGGCGCAGGCGGCGTCTCAGGTCGAGCAGGTGTGGCGGCAGCGCACTGAAGAAGGGCGCTTGCAGTATCCGGACTATGATCGACGCATGGCGCAACTGCAGGTTGCGACGGGGCCGGGCAGTGTGCTGGCACCGTTTTTCGTGGGTTCAGAGCACGGGGCGGCCTTGATGTATCACTTAGGCACGCATGCGGAGGAGCTGCGCGCCTTTAATGCTATGACACCGGATGCGGCTGCGCGCTATCTGGTGGGTTTGGAAGCGCGCTTGGCGAGAGAGCAGGGGCACAGTCGTGACCGTTCTGGGCGAGTGGGTGCGTCTGTGGCGCTGGCGCCCCCAGCGCCAGCGCCCCTGGCCCCGGTGGGGACCGGGAGTGCGCAACCCGTGCTGGGATTTCATGCGGGGATGCCGCTCAGTGATTATGAGCAGATGCGGCTGAAAGAACGTAACGGCCGTCCTTAAGCTCTCGGCCATAAGGACGGCAAGCACCTCGCGAGCACATCGCTCTGGCAGGCATCAGGGCTCGTGAGGCTCACATAGAAGGAACCTTATGGCTACCAACAATACCTTTCTCACCCCGGCTCACATTTCCTACGAGTCGGCGATGATACTCAAGAACCGTCTCCAGATGGGCAACCGGGTCAACCGGCAGTATGAAAACCAGTTCGCCCAGACGGGTGCCAAGCACGGGCAGACGATTAGTTTACGGAAGCCGCCACGGTATGTCGGGCGGCGTGGTGCAACGGCGTACTTTGAAGGGATCAACGAGCAATATACGAATCTGACGCTGACGATGTTTGGCGTCGACCTCAACTTCACGTCGTTTGATTTTACGCTGTCGATGGACGATTTTCGCCGGCGCCATCTCGAACCCGCCGTGGCCCGGATTGCCAACGTCATTGACGAGGATGGCCTGGGGATTTACTACCAGGTGCCCTGGATGTTGGGAACTCCCGGCGTCGTGCCGAACTCGCTGGCGACGTACTGGCAGGCCGGGGCAATTCTCACCGAACAAGGCGCACCCAAGGGGGAAGGCATGCGCTCGCTCATGCTGGGCGCCAATAGCATGGCGGTCATTGGCGAGGCCAAAACGACGCTGTTTAATCCGCAGCCTGGCATCAGTGAACTCTACCGCACGGGCTTAATGGATCAATCGGGCGGCTGGGACTGGTATGAAGATGTCAACATTCCAGCGCATACCGTTGGCCCGCTGGGCGGGACGCCGACGGTCACGGGTGGCGGCCAGACGGGCTCGAATCTGTTAACGGGCGGCTGGACCAATGCGATCGGTGTGCGGCTCAACCGGGGCGACGTGTTCACCATTCAGGGAGTCTACTCGGTCAATCCGCAGAATCGGCAATCCACCGGGCGCTTACAGAATTTTGTGGTGCAGGCGCAGACGTCCAGCGATGCCTCAGGTGTGGCGACCATTCCGATTTACCCGGCCATTACGCCACCCAACCCGGACGGCAGCCGGGTGCAGTTTCAGACGGTGAACGCCGCACCCCTGGCCAATGCGCCGCTCACGATCATCGGCGCAGCAAATACGGTGACTCCGCAGAACCTGGGCTTTCACCGTGACGCCTTGACTCTCGCCATCGTGGATCTGGATTACCCGCCCGGTGTGCCCAGGGAACTGTGTGAACGGGTCAGTGACCCCGATAGTAACATCTCGATACGTTTTTATATGTATCAAGATGGAGCAAATGATATTTCGGCTGGTCGTCTCGACGTTTTATATGGGTGGCAGTATATCTACCCAGACCTAGCAGTACGTATTGCAGCATAGGCATCTTTACATCAGGTGTAAAGATGGAAAGGACCACATGTATGGCTGATGATGTAACCGTTGTGACTGGGGGCAATGTGACGATTGCCCCTAGCATGCAGATGACCGTGGAGACGTTTGAGCCGTGCTATCTGGCCTTTGTCGATGAAGGAGGCCGGCATTTGCACGAGGAAGTGTACAGTTTTGAGCACTATA